AGCACTCTACCTCTGATCCCCGCTGCCGGTCAGCGTGCCACGCGAGGCGCGCTGCCGCAGCTTGAAGAGGTTGCGGCTCGCAACCTCGCTCATGTCAATTCCAATAACGTCGCAGATATACGCGACGTACCAAAGCACGTCGCCAACCTCAGAAGCTAGAGCATCCACGGTTTTCGCGTCTGGATTACAGAGGTCATCACGCATGATCTTCTTGACTTTGCCAGCAACTTCGCCTGCCTCAGAGCACAGCCCCATCGCGCCATAGTGCATACGAAGCACGCCTGCCATATCTGACTTCGCTACCTCAGAACCAGGGTAGACGTAGAAGTCGGCCACCTGCATGGTAGCGTTGTTGGCTGGGGAGGCTGTCTCGATCGCTAGTTTCTGGTACTCGTCGAAGTTCATGGGTATCAGATGTAGTGTAGGGTCTTAGCGTAGGTGGCAATCAGCAGAGCGTCGGCTGTGGCGTGTGTCACGTTAGCCTTCGGATACAGCTGCTGTGCCCTACTCTTAGTCACGTTCTTGTCCCCCTTCGAGAGGCATTTCATGCTTTTCTGCCATGTGGCGGGGGTAACCAGCGTGAACGGGACGCCAATCGCTGTAAGGGCCATCTTCAACTCGCCAAAGCTAGCCCCAAACTTGAACGTGCTTGACACGCCTTGCCCAGGCATGGCGGACACCTTCTCAAGCACCGCGTGGGAGGGCTGTAGCCTACCGATAGCCGCGAAGACGTGCCACAGGTCTTGGTCGGTCATGTCCGAGATCTTGCGACACCAGCCCAGCTTGGGCGCATCCCCAGGCCCGATATACGCAATACCACCGGATGAGCGGCCTGGATCCACACCAACGAAGCCACCGGTAGGGAGCATGGAGATATCGCCCGGATCGAAATAGAACCGCATCACTCCCCCTCCAGCGCATCAATGACATCCTGCTTGTCCGGGGCCCAGGAAGGCCTATCGCCGGGCTTGGCTCCAGGACGCACGCACCAGAGCGGGCATGTATCGCAAGTGCATTCGGCAACCTTCGTCAGTTGGTGCTCGCCAAGGCACGAGAGGCACATGGCCTCAATCGCCACCTTCCTGGACCTACCCCACACGACGTTGAGAAGTCGGCGCGGGTGCTTGATGTACTGCGCCGTATCGAGACGCCTACCAAGAACCTCACCATACTTCTCTCTGAATGCCTTGGCCGCTTTCTTCAGTGCCATTGTTCTACTTTAGAAAGAGGGGGCGACTCTACCCGACGACATGTTGGTTAATAGAGCCGCCCCCATCCCCGAACTTAGCCCCGGTACTTCTTACGTTTAGGGGCGAACGTGTCCTCGATAGCGTTCCAGCAGCTTATCGTGAACGGTTTTACAACCTCCATCGCAGCCGCGTAGCTATCCGCTTCGAGATCGTAGGCGTTGAAGCCCGTGCAGAGGTACTTGAGATCAACGCCCTCAGGTAGCTTCTCGTCGAGAACCTTGACCTCGGAATCCTTCAGAGTCTTCTTCAGCCACTTCGCGCAAGACGTTAGCTCCTCCGTACCATAGCCGAAGTACAACTCGTACTCCGCGTCACGGAAGGGCGCTGCAACCTTGTTCTTCTTGACTGATGCCTTGACCTTCACGCCGACAGTCCTGTCGATGCCACGGATTGTACGCTTGATCTTGCCAATGTGCGCGAGCCACACGATAGTCGAAGCATAGAAGTCGATCGACTTCCCGCCTGAACGTGTGTGCTTGTCGCCAAACGACACCCCGATGTTGTCCCTGATTTGCGAGACGATCAGCAGGGTGACGTTGCTCTTGGTCATCTTACGTACATCACGGCGGAAAAGCTCGGAGAGCTTCTTCTGCTTGGTGGCACCATAAGTACCCGCACGGATGTCCCTGTCCGCCTCAGCCTCGTCAGATAGGCTGTCAAGGGAGTCGATCACGACGAATGTCGGAACCTTCTCCTCGTACAGGGGCTGCATCGCGTCAAACACGTCCTCGACGGTGTTCACAGAGGGGAACGCGACGCTCTCAAGGGGCAGCCCAAGACTTGCTGCGTATTCCGAATCGAAAGCGGATTCCGCCTCGAAGTAGATAACGCGCCCGTCTGGGTACTTCTCCATGAAGTTCGTTGCAGCCTCGATAGCCAGGAGAGTCTTACCGCTGGACTTGTTGCCAACCAGATTCGACATCCTGCCAACAGGCCACCCACCGCCGATGACGCAGTCAAGCATCGTACAGCCAGTGGGGATAACCTCCTCGCAGCGAGGAGAGAGCGTCCCGTAGATGGACGGGACGCTCTCCTTAGCTGCGGCCTTTGCCTTGGCCGCCATCTAGCTCAGCCCCCGAAGGCGCGGCTGACGGCGTCAGCAAAAGCGTCGTTGCTGGGCTCGGAGTTCTGGCCGGTATACGGCTCAGTCTGCTCAACAGCGCCCCCGAAGACGCGGGAGATGTAGTCGTAGTCCTTCCAGTTGAAAGCCTTCGGGACAGGGTTCTCGGAGATAACCCGGAGCACGCGCTCCAGCTCGTCAGGGCTGTCCATGGCCGGGCTCGCGTCACGCGCAATCTGAAGGCCGGAGTACTTCGTCATGAGACCCTGACCAGCACGACGGAAGTCGATGTCAAACCCCTCGATGGGGTGATCAATCGCCAGAACGCTGTTACCAGAGAAGCTCAGGTCACAGATGTCGCGGAAGATGGACATTGGCATCTTCCACAGCTTCGGACTGTCCTGAGGCTTATCGCGGTCAACGATGTAGACGACAACGGCACGGCTGACGCGCAGTTCCTTGGCACCTTCCTCGTCACCAAGGCGACTGAGACGTGCCCGCTCTTCGCACACAGGGCACTTCTCACCCTTCATCGTCTGGTTGCACAGGAAAGAACCCTTGTCAGGCCCAATGCTGTAGTGGATCGCGACCTCGTAGCCCCAGTGTGCGGGGCCCTCGTCGTCGCCCCAGGTGCGGGGGAGGATGCGGACTCGGTTCTTACCCTCGGCAGGAACCCAAACGCCAATGGGGGTTTCCAGGGCGTTGTCAAAGCGGGAGCCAGTACCACCCTGGGCGGCACGGCTGGCGATGTTCGGATCAGACGGCTTGTACTCGAAACTCATGACTAATGCTTTACTTGCTAGGTGTCGTTGTGTACGCCGTACCCGAAGTGAGTACGGCTGTTCTCTATTCTAACTGATTGCTACAATCAGAGCCAGCAGTGCCACAACAATCGCTGCTACTGTGACGACGATCTCCAACGATTCCTCTGCTGTCCTGAATAGCTTCATCGGGACGACATTCCGATTGACTTCTGATGCTGAAGCTCGATGTCCGCCAGCTTCAGAAGCGCAAAACCACGGCTGTGGACGGCGTCCTGCATGGCCTGCCACTTACGGCTGGTCGTGATAGCCACAGCGTAGTCCTCCCTTGCGGACAGCAGAACCGGCTGCAGCTGCGTCTGGGCCGAAACCATCGCTTCCGTGACTCGCTCATTACGGGCAGACAGCACTGCTCTAGCCTCCTGCTGTGCCACGGCCTCAGCCGAACGGACGGCGTCCTTGGCAGTATCTGACAGGGCGAGGGCGTTAGCTGTGGCCTCTCCCACTGAGTACACGAGTTGCGGCTGTCGGGCAAGCTCGCCGTCGAGGTTATCCACGTCGATGGCGAGGCACTCCTCTGCTTCTTCGATTGTAAGCAATGTATTATCGGGGCTTGTGACTGTGCGCGTCTTGGAAGTTCTATCCCTGGTGCAACATCAGTGTACCAAACCGTAGCGCACTTGTGTGGCATTATCCCGTGTTTCGGGACAGCCTTTCGTAGTTCGACGCCAGGAGCGCGACAAGCCTCGACGGCTCGGCTCCGGCCTCAATCGATGTCCCGAAACTTTGCAGGATAGCTATGTGCTCATCCTTGGCAGAACCTCTGGCTACCTTTCCAGCAAGCATCGACACGACGGCGCGGCGGCAGGCCTCAGGATCAAGACCGGCATCAAGAACGGCCTTCGCCAGCCCGTCAATCGACAGCGGCCTTGCGAAAGCCGCCAGGAGATCTCGCATGGGGTCAGACTCACAGGTCCCCTGGCCCATGATACCCGCCGCAGCTGTAGCGTCAGTCAGGGCTCCCCCGGTGACGAGTGCGTCTAGGAGGACAAGTGCCTCGCGTGGCGAACCTCCGGCCTCACGCAGCAAAAGTGTTCCGACGTCCTGGCTGACCTTTATGCCCTCTGCCTCGCAGACGCTGCCAAGAATGGTCGCCATCTCGGCTGGAGATAGCAGCCTTGTCTTGACATGCTGGCAGCGGCTTGCGATAGCCTTCGGGACTTTCCCCGCCTCGCTGGTGGCGATCGCCCAGTACACATCCCTCTGAGGCTCTTCGAGCGCCTTCAGAAGGGCACTCCAGGCGTTCTTGGAGAGGTAGTGGGCCTCATCGACGACGATAACGCGGGGGCCACCACCGATGGGGCGCGTCCTCGCTAGGTCAACAAGTGCCCTAGCATCATCCACACCAGTGTGCTCAGAGCCTGAGATTTCATGCAAACCTACGGTAGCGCCGACCTCCTTGGCGAGGAGTCTAGCCACGGTAGTCTTGCCCGTACCAGGGGGTCCGGTTAGCAGCAGAGAGCCGCAACGGTTCTTGATCAGGGTTTCAATGGCAACGCCAGCCGACGGGACGCCGACAAGCGCGTCAAGGGTGTTCGGCCTGTAGGTTGTGTGGAGGCTCACGAGAGTGCCGCTAGTGTCTTCTCTGCTACGTCTGAGGTGTCGTCTCCGGTGAACCATTCACCGACAGCGACCATCTTACTGTAGTCGGTTCCGACCTCAAGTTCTGCCCCGATCGGCACGTTTACCCACGGGGCGCTGAACCCGATCTGCGCCTCAACTAGCAGCTTTGCGGCATAGCCTACGCGATCAAGCGGAACCATCATGCTGAGGTCGTCGTGGATGATCCAACGTGGTGTAAGCCAAATCTGCTCGGTTTCAACGCCAGTACGCCAGAGCCTAACCGCCGCATCAACGCAGATATCAGACGCGGCTCCCTGGATGCCCGAGTTGATCACTTGGTTCCAACTCAACGGTGCCAGACGACGACGACCTGTGAGTGACCTGACCATCCCCGTCTTCTTGTAGGTCTCCCAGGACCCCTCTTGCCACGACTTGATCCCGGCGAACTCGCGCCAGAAGTCTGCGAACAGGGCTTCGGCATCATGCATCACCTGCGGGCCCTCCCGATCGAATCCCATGTTGCGGGCTACTGACTTGAAGCTACTCCCATAGAAGGACGCGAACACCCATGCGTTCTTAGCCGTTGTTCTTGCGCCCTTGAAGTCGCGCTCAACCATCTGAGCCCACACTGGGCTGATCTCCGCAGCCCTGTTCGCCCAGTGTGAGTGTACGTCGATGCCGTCCTTGATTGACTGCACCCAGCGTGGATCTCGGCTCGCCATCGCCAATACACGCGCCTCGATCTGCGCGAGGTCGCACGCCAGCCACACCCAGCCCTCTGGAGCCGAGAACTGCGAGCGGATGTGCTTGTTTGTTCTTTTGGGGAAGTTCTGACAGTTAGGGTCAGAGGACGAGAGACGACCCGTGCGGGTGCCCGAGACCTTGTAGATGCCATGAACCTTGCCGTCTGGGAAGCATAGTGCCTTCGGGTGTCTTGGATCGAACCTGTCCACGAAGGTACTGACCAGCTTGTGCTGGTTGCGGATGTCGAGGATGGCCTTCACGCTGCGGTGATCTTCAGCAATGACCTCAAGCACGTTACGTCGGGTGCTAACTTTGCCGTCCTCTCCGATGACTCGATCGTCCTTCAGCACATTGACGATGAAGGCACCTACAGTCGAGGGAGAGTTGGGGTTGAGCCCAGTACCCTTGACTTCCTCCATCTGACAAAGCTCTTCTTGGAGTTTCTCGATCTCGGCCCTGCCCTCCCTTGCCAGCCTAGCACGAATCTCCTGATTCACGGGCAAGCCCAAGATCTGCGCCTGCACGAGCGCCGGAATACGCTCTATGTGCATCTCGTAGGCCTTATCCTGACCAGCCTCATCAAGGGCCTTGCAAAGCTCGACGTGCAGCCTCGCGGTCCAGTAAGCGTCAAGCGCGTTGTACTCGCAGACTTGGTCCGTGGTGACGTACTCCAGTCTTCCGACCTCCGCAGCCCCCTCCGTGAGCCTCTTAAGTGAGAAACCAAAGTACTGGCGACACAGCTGACCAAGGGACAGTCCCGAAGGACCGTCTCCAGGTGGGCCCGGGTTGATGCAATACGCCTGCCCAAGAGTGTCGCCATACACCCCAGTCAGGATCTGCTGTCCGAAGAAGTACGCCATCCACTCCAGGTCGAAGGGGAGGTTGTGGGCCACCTTCCGAATGCTGTCGTCCATGAACAGGTCCAGAATGGCGATGCCGATCGCCTGCTTCTCTGCCGGTGACCATTCATGCCCAGGGTGGTTGATCGGGAACGCCACCGTCCTCTCACCATCGGAAATGGCGATCGAGAGGATCTTCGCCCCGGACTTGTATGGGCGGAGCCCGTTCGTCTCGATATCGAAGGCTACGAACTCGGTAAACGTACGCAGCACCTCTACGATGCGGCCAGCATCGGTATACCTACACGCGAGCCCACATTGCTTGGCCTCAGCGTCACTGACAGCTTTCGGAGGCTTGGCAATGAACGCGGGGGACATCATGTGGCAGATGTCCTGCTCGCGAACACGAATCCACTCGTCGGAGTTTACCTTGCCCAACCTGCCCTCGGCAGAGATCGAAGCCATCTCGGCTGAGGAGTGTGCGACGAATACCCACACGGGTCTACCACCTAGGTACGCACGCAGCGGCTTGCCCCGGTAGCTCTCCACAGACCCGTCGCCAAGGACAGCCTTGACGACCTCGGACCCCAGGAGGACGACTAGGTTTGGGGCGTGCTTCCTGACCATGTCATCGACATGAGTCGAGTACGCCTTGATCAGGTACGGCTTCGTGTTGTTGGTAACCTTGTCGCTATCTGGGCGAACGGGGCAGATGGACTCAACCGCAATACGGTTGACGTAACCACGATTGATTCGCCCAGCGACTGCTAGCCGCTCAAACATGAGCAGATCCGTCGGAGAGTAACACCTGCCAGACGCAGCCGACTCCTCCGAGGGGAGCCCTGTGATGACCAGCGCCGACACATTGCCGTCGGGGGTATGGCCCGGTAGCTCCGAGGGGTACTTCTGGCACAAGTGCGCCACAGCAGCCCAACCGTGACTGCGTTCAAAGACGCTTGAGGCCGAAACTCCTGCGACCTTGGCGCTCCTGCTAACTCCGCCGAGGAAACCCTTCTTCATTGCGACGTACAGTAGGCCGAGACGCGGCCACGCTTGGTTACAAGCAGATTCTCCGACACGTTGAAGTGCGTTGCTCCCGACATGGCCCGGCTGAACTGCGTCATCGGCAATGAGGCAGACACGTCAGCCAGTCGGCAGGGGAAGGTCGAGACAGCCTCGGCTAGATTGCACTCGGACAGCCGAACAGTCATAATGCCGTCACGGATGGTGAGGCTAACGCACGGTGCCCCGTTGGCGTCCACGCTTGCCAGTCTTCGCAACGACGCAATGGTGTGCCCAAACCCGTCTGCGATCGCGTCGCCACCACTATAGCCCGGCAGGACGTCTCGCCACCATCCCTCGTCGTAAGTACCCATGTCCTCGAACGAGCACGAGGCACCGTCTTCGCGGACCAGGGTTATCTGAGAGCCGGACCCGTATGAGACCTCGACAATCGGGATCGCTGCCGACAGGAACCCGCTCCTGGCGGCCAGCTGGTGGGGGATCACGAAGCTACGGCCCTCCATCGGCTCACTAACGGCAGACGCAGCGCCAAGGTTATCCGTAGAGAACATACGGGTTCCATCGCTAGACGGGTAGACATGCACGCCGGAGTGCTGACCCGACACGGTTGGATCACCGGAGAAGCCGCCGACTACACGCAGATCGTCAGTGAAACGCCTACCGCGCTCCTCGGTGACAACGACACGCTCGACGACATCCCAGTTAGACCCAACGAAACCCTCGACGGGCATCGTCGGAAGGATCAGCGTGCTGACATCGCCCTCGCTAAGCCTGACGGATCCATCGACGACCTCGACCATAATGTCGAAAGCGCCGCGTCGGGTGCCGTGCCAAGCTGCGATGGTTGGCTTATCGACAGCAACCGGCTCCGCCAGTGAGAGCGTGGCTACCGGGAAGCTGATGATGCCATGCTCGCTGTATACGTCCACACCGCCGTTGTGCAGGATCAGCTGCTTGAACGACGGAACAATCACGCTGTCCCCCTTCTGCCACGTCTTAGCTAGCGTAAGTATTTCGCCAAGCTCATTCGCTGAGATCCTGTCCATACGTCTCCATGAAGGCTTTTCCTGAACTCTCCATTATCCCTAGTCGGCCATGATCGCGAGCCCAATCCCTCAGCCCGCCCTGAACGACGCCTGTACGCTTGTATAGATCGATATCGTCTCGCAGACCAGGGCCATAGCTGTCTAGCAGTCGCCTCTCATAGTCGAGGGCAGAGTACTCCTTGGTGGCGCTGTCGATCATGCTGCGGGTGAACAGTGTCCACACAGGGAACGGGTGCTCTTGCTTGAACTCACGAATATGCTGTCCGACATCTAGCCCGAACACTCGCTTCACGGCATTGAACACAGCCCTGACAGACGCCAGCACTGACCTCGCACTAGATGGAGTCAACGTAAGCCCTAGTGCGTATCCATAGCCGATAACTTCGTCATCCTCGTAGTCTTCAGCGAAGCACACGGCCAGTTCCCGAAACGCGGCTGTCATGCTGACATAGGCCCCAGATACGGGCCCGTGAGATTTCATGATACCGCTCCTACCGCCAGTGCTGGGTGCGGCTACCAGACAGAACATATCGCTGATAGAGATCTTATCCCCACGCTTGTAGAAGTCAATCGGGATAGGGGGCAGCGACTTCATCCTGGCGTATTTAGATGGGGCAATGCCGTTGAACCTGTAAGTCCTCGCCAACGCCATCAGAGGATACCCGTTGAACCCCCGAATCATGTATCCAGAGTCCATCGCGTCCAGGTTGTTGGACGCAAACTCGTAGGCCTCGTCACTGACGATATCCGAGTTAAGCTCATCCTCGGGTAGAGACATTAGCGCCGCGCAGCACCTTGCCACCCAGCTGAACTCGTCCTCGTCGTTCTTCCGGTACAGGCCCGTCGCTTCCACGAACTCCCGCTCCAGCGACAGCGCATTAGGCTTCATAGCGCGCATCTGATCATGTCCTCCGTCATATCGCCTGGGTCCTTCACGCCGTCTGGAAGGAAGGCCAACTCGATGTCCGTGCTGCTTCTGATGCCCGCCATGACGTTGAAGGCATGCGTCTCCATCGCGTCTGAGTCCAGCATGATGCTTACCCTCCTGGCCCTGTCGGCAAGGTACTCAAGTCTGGCGAACTTGCCCGGACCAACGCGGTTGGTCATCAACGCGATGGCAGCATAGCCCGCCTCAGCCACACGAAGCGCGTCGAACGGCCCCTCCACGATAACTAGGTGGCTTTGCTTGTCAACAAAGCCAGTCTCAAGAAGACACCGTGACAAGGCATCACCAGACGGGTGTGCCCTGTACCTGATTGGGCTATTCATGACCGTGCGCCCAGTCCAGCCCATCAGCGTGCGCCTCGACTGCGTCTCGTATTCATAGATCGGCACGATGATCCTGCCACCAAACGGCCCGCTATCGCACCAGCTAACGTCATACACGTCGGACAGTCGAGCCGGGTTGAAGCCCCGGGATTCGAGGTAAGCCCTGTAGGTGGCATCACCTTCCGAAGGCTGATCCGTGAACAGCTTGAACGACGCATCACCGACCATACGTCCATGACTAGCAGTAGCCACAGACTCCGTCGATCCGATCGCAACGATACGTTGTTCAAGCTGCTCAACAGTCGGGATCGCGTCCTCACCGAAGAGTATACGTCTAGCTCGATCAGGTCCGCAACCAGACAGCAGCTGTACAAGCTCGCTCGCTGGCATGAAGTGTGTTTGATTTCTCCAGCACCCCTTGACTAGCGGCTCGCCAGCAACGACAGCATAGTGAGTACCCGTGTCGTTACCGCACACTGGGCACGGAATGCCGATGGCGCCCGCTGAGACATCTTTGCTAGGGCCTTCGACATAGCGGATACCATGCTGCTCGAAGAAAGCTATCCAATCCATCACTTCTTTCCCTCGATCAGTAGCTCGTGGATGTTACGTCCGGTGCGGAGGCTCTGGAGGATGCTCTCCTCCACGGAGTCCTTGGTCACCAGATCGTAGTAGTATCTGGTGCCGGAGATTCCACCCTCCCTACGGATCCGGCCCTCGATCTGCGCTCTCTCGATGGTGCTGTCGGGGCTCTCGTAGAAGACCATGTAGCGGGAAGCTCCCTGTAGGTTTACGCCTTTGCTAATGGCGGTACTACCAATGAGGACGCGGGGTCCGCCCTCAGAGCAGAACGCCTCCAGGCTCTCGATCTTCTTCTTGGCAGAAACGCGACCAGTCACCTCGGTGAAGCTGATGTTCTCCTTGCGGAAACGGCGTTGCATGAGCTTGATCGAGTGATGATACCAAGCTACAACGACCACCTTCTCCTCGGGCGGGATGTCCTCCAGGAGCTGCACGAGCGCATCCAGCTTAGGCACCTTGGGGAACTCTACCTCGACACGCTCGCCAGCCTCATCACTCGCCGCGCACCAGCCGGAGCAGACCATCCGCATCTTGGCGTAGGCTTGGTCGATAGCGACAGTGTCCTCGGCAGACTTGAGTTCCCCGAGGGCTGACCTGTAGTAGCCAGTCTGGGCCTTTGGCATCTCAACCGGGATACGCAGATAGTCGTCAGAGCTGAGGCCACCGACGGCCTCAGGGAGATCCTGAACCTCGTGCTCAGCAAAGCGGACACTACACGACTCTACGCGGCGAGCCACCTCGCTGGTGAAGCGTCTATCGAACTTGTACTCCGTGAACCCGAACCTATTATAGTCAGTTCTAAAATAGGTTTCGCGGAACAAGGTGATGTTCTCGCCAAGGGCTTTCCCGTGATCGATCGTCCAGAACTGACTCCACAGGTCGGCGGGGTCCTTGTGGATCGGCGTACCCGTGAGCCCGTAGCGGTACTTCATACCCACAGACAAAAGTCTGCACATCTTGAAGTTGCGGCTCTGCGGATTCTTGATAGCCGTGATCTCATCCATCACAAGCATCTGGAACTGCTGGCACAACCGCTGCACCTTCTTGTTATCCAGTTTCCTGTTCTTGGATAGCAGGTTGCCAAGCCCAACGTAGGTGCAGACCACGACGTCTGCGCCAGAATACAGCGCACGTTCACGGGCTGCCGGGCCGCTTTGATCGATCACAACAACGGAAAGATCGGGTGCGTGCTTCTGGACCTCGATCTGCCAAGCCCAAAGGTTCGCCGTGTTCGGAACCAGAACAATAGCAGACTTGATCTGACCGTGACGCTTCCTGTTGGCGGCTAGGTCGAGCGAGACCTTCGTATTGTGCGTTCCGACGTAGTCACGAGTGATGAAATGCCCACCGTCTACCTTGATGCAGGTGGACTCTCCAGGCTCATACTCCTCGACGCCTACGATCTTCCGGTAGTTTGAGTAGCCTGCTTTCTTAATGAATACGGGGACCTTCCACTTGTACCGTGTAGTACGCCTGCGGGTGCCGAACTTGAGGCCCTTAGCTTCGATCTCGCGGAGAGTCATGGTCTGGGGCGAGAGATCTCGCATCCAGACCGTCCACAGATGATCCGGCGAACAGATCGAGTACAGGCCGCCAGTGAACTTGACCTTGCATAGCTCGGTCACGCCTTGCGGGTATACGCCCTCCACGATCTTGGGTTCACCGTCCCAGCCCAGCACGTACTCCCCCACACGCAGATCCTCGATAGGCTTCCACGTCATGTCAGGCAGCAGAACCGGCTCACCGTTCGCCAGGGCTTTGCCAGCGCCAAGCCCAAGCAGGAACATGAACGACTCCTGATGCCACCCAAGAAGCGTGCAGAGAAGCTGGGCGCGCCGAGGTTTGGTGTGAAAGCTGAGGTCAGCGTCGCTGACCATGGCCTGAAGCCTGTCGTCGTCTAGGCCCTTGTACTTGGCAAACGACTGAAGCTCGCGGTTCTTGAACTCGAAGATCTTGCTCTGGCTAATCGGCATCAGATCGCGGCTCGGCTATTAGCGTCGTAGGTCGAATCGTTATCCAGCTTGACGCTGTCTACGACGAACTGACCAGTCGCGTAGTTCTGCGTGATAGCCACACGAAAGCGGTCGGCGTCGGCGCGGTTCTTAGCAACGAAGATCCGCGCACGCTGATCCTCGCGCTCGCTCTTGGTCTGCGATAGCGTCAAGATCGTGTCCGCAGTTGCAACCTTGTCCCATGCTCCGGCAGTGTGCTCCACGTCTACCTCCTCGGCGTTGGCGCCCTCGTGCTTCACCTGCGACACCGTGACAACCGCAATCTTGCGCTCCTGGGCAATACGCCGCAGTGCCTCGGTGTTCTGGATGAGTGCCTGCCACCTGTCCATACCAGAGGGTAGGCGCATGATGTCGCCGTAGTCAACGAGGAGCAGCCTCGGCATGAAATTCGTCCGGTCGGAGAGCACCGTGAGGTAGGCGTCTAGTTGCTGCGGCGTGAGAGTACCTTGCGCGAATTCCTTGATCACGAGGCGGCTCTCGTCGCGCCACTTGCGGACCTCATCAACGACCTTGTCCTGGTTGCCGTACAGCGAGATATTCGACGCGGGCCCAGACGACAACAGGACGCTGCCCACGTCCTCTGGAGACGTGGTCTTGTCGAACTTGCGTAGCTCACCGCCCGTACCCGGTCGCTTCGGGGCGTTCATGAGGCACTGCATGAGACGAGCCGTGACCTCGGTCTCGGTCATCTCCAACGCGATGTACGCGACGGGAACTCCCTGGCGAAGAGCCTGGACGGCGAGGTGGATCAGAAACCACGACTTGCCCCGGCCAGACGCGGCATTGAGGATCATGAGCCTGGACTCCATCGGACCAATGTTCGCCTCGTCCAGAGCCGGGATTCCGATCTTCATGAGGGGAGACTCCTTGCGAGTCAAGAACTCTAGCGTCTTCTCCTCGTCCACGCCGAAGACAACACCAGGATCGAAAGCGTTGACGGTCGTCTGGAGTGCTCTGGTGAATGCTGCCTCAGCCTCGTCTACGCCCTCCTCGTTGTTCTTGCCCAGGCCACGGATCGCGTCAGACGCGGCCTTGCGGAACCGCTGATAGCGCACGAAGGCTCTGGCCTTGTCCAGCACATACTCCACCCCTACGCTACCAAGCTCGCTCTGGATGTAGCTGTAGATGTTGGCGTAAGCCTGGACCATGTTCTCGTCCTGGCGCGCCAGATCCTCCAGCGCAACTCGCGTGGACTTCCCCAGTACGGATCCCCACCGCTGCCGATGCGCGAGGGCCACCTCAGCCACCTCGCGGTAGCCCAGGTCGAGATCCTCGGGCTCAACCATCATGGACAACTCGGCAGCCGCCCTGTCGTCCATGCACAGGAGGCCTACGATCGCATTCTGTACTGCTGACTGTAGCTTCATCGTGGTAGGTCTAGAGTAGCGCGAATCGCAGCTGTCCTGCGGCGGCGTATCCTGGGTACTGGTTGTTGACCGCTCCCTCGAAGTTGGAGATACGGCTCACAAGAGCTTTGACGCTAATCGTTCTCTTCTTAGGAAACGGATCGGCATGGAAGCACGCAAGAAGTATCTTGTAAACGGCTCTCCACCTTTCCTTGTAACTGCGAGGTGCGACATGATGCTCGACATACGACATCAGCCTATGACACGCTCCAGTGTACTCGTCAATATCAGCTTGATTGACGTAAGCCTGGGCCATGCGGGTCGGGTCGATCCACACCATGCCCAAGCCGAGATGCTCCGCTACGGTCTTGCTTGCGACCCATACGATTCGTACTGGATCGACAGTCTCAAGGGTCTCGTCTGCAACCTCGAACTTGCGATGCTGGTTTCTCACCATAACCAGCTGCGCCGAAACTAGCTTGCGCTGTTCCGGCGTCAGGTCCATCAGGCTCCCAAGTAGAGCATCAAACTCGTCGTCGCTCAACCTTCCACCCCAACTACCTTAGCCACGTAGTAGATCATGAACATCAAGACAAGTAAACCTACGGCTGTGTCTGCGGACACAAACGTGCGCTTCTCAGGTTCTAGGGGGATCAGGTTGCGCTTGCCACGCCCGTTTGGGTTCAAATCGATGTCTCTCATTGGTTAGAAGGGTATGCAGCCTGATAAGCCTTGCCGTACGCGACACCCCAGTAGGCACCATGGTCGGTGTCACGTTCTCCGTAAATCGGCCACACAAGGACGTGGGCCCACTCGTGGATCAGAACCCAGATCGCGAAGTCCGTTGGGAGGCCGCTGTTGACGCGGATGACGTAGCGGTACTTCGTGGGCTCATCCTCAAACCCAGGCTCTGGCTTCACCTCCTCGCGCTCACTATCTCCGAACGACTCGTCGTCCATACGCACCCGCCGCACAATGACATCGCAGTCATCGGGCGGCGGGCACAGTCCAGAAAGTCGCTGCTTGGCTCTACGCCACTCTTTGTTATCCCAGGTGACCTTCACTCTACAAAGATAGGACCAGTCTGTATCACGCCTCTAGTCGGGCAGAGAAGTTGGTAGACCTGCTGCGGGCGCTCGGCCCCGTACTGTAGACCGTAAGCCGTGTTGCCTATCAGGGAACCGTTCACGGCTCCGAATGAGAAGCTGCTCGATGCCGTGTGCCAGTGCCCCACGTAAGACATGTCGCAGTCCATCGTCTTCGTGTTCTGCTTGTAGTGGTACTTCCGTAGCCCGGCAAGCACATCACCACCAGAACTGCGGCAATCCTCCCCATGGTGAAAGCGAAGCCTCTTGCCGTAGATGGAGAGGTCTTCATTCTGCCTGGACCTATTCACCAGGAAAGTAGCCTTCGACTTATATCGCCGTGCGAGGCGCACGTACGTCTGGTACTCCAGGGAGAAGTCGCTGTTACGGGAGTAATAACTACGCTGTGTAGTTCTTCCGTGGTTACCGTTACACGTCGGCACCACGACCTCCGGGAACTCCTCGATGAAGATATCCAGGCATCGCTCAAGAAGCTCCTCAGCGAACGCCATCGCTTCCAGCGGAGGCATCGCGGTTGTATGGATAAGCTCCTCGTGGATGTGTCCGGTTATGAAGTCACCCATCATCGCGAAGACAAGGCGCTCCACAGTCCCTGGCGACATGTCCCTAACGGCCAGTACACCACGGATGAAGTTGTTCACGCGCTCCTCAGCGATGTTTGGGTTGTACTCGTTCCCAGGCACCTCCGCCGGATCGACTACCTCTTCAACGTGCCAGTCAGAAGCCAGCACGAGCAGGGTACTCTCGTCGGGCTCGCTAGCGCGAAGCTCCACCGTGTGGCTCTCTTTCAGTCGCTTCGGGATCCCGTCTATCTGCTCGCCAAGATCCTCTGTGGATTCGTACGCAGACAGACGAGTAGAGAGCCTGTCGATGATCCGACGCTGAGAGGATAGTTTGCGACGAAGTTCCCTTACGCTGATCTCGTGCTTTATCGCGTCTTCTTCGCGTTCAAGTCTCTCGCGCAGGACGTCAGCGGAGGGTTCCTCCGCTTCCTCGCAATCAACTTCGCAGATCAGTGATCGCCACACTGTCTTACCGCGACCGTGGCAAGTACGATCGCGGCTGTTTCTCGTACCCCCAGTCTTCTCGATCTCTCCGGCACGAGATGACTGCTGGATGACCGGAGCGAGGACCCTAGGATCGGCGCCTCTCCGCTCCACGTTGATTCCACGACGATCGGCCTCTTCCCAGACCTCATCGGTAGTGAAGTACCGCATGCGTCTGGCTACCGCATGTAGGCAGGCGCGTAGCTCAGCCCTGATCGTTAGGTTGTTATCCATTCCCTGGTGTGGTATGGGGTGTGAGGTGGGCCGTCACCGCCTACCACAACGGTGACGGCCCGTGGACCTAGGTAGCGCCCGGCGCGCATGAAGGCTAACGCGCTGCCTGAGCACCCTCCCGGTCCTGGATTGTACCACACTGGTCCGTGTGGCGGGGAGCCACCTACGGGGGAGGGCGTAGGTGACTCCCCATCGGGGGGATGGCAGCGGATCAGACCAGCTGGAGCATGGCGGCTCGCGCCCGGCTCTTCATCCGGCTGGAGGTGCCGAACAGACGGCTGTTGATCCGCGCATCGGGGGACAGCTTCCGGCGAGCGGCAGGCGTGTGATCCAGGTCGTAGGTCACACCCTGGAGGGCGGCGAAGGCCGTCCCCTGCGTCGAGGCCACGGAGTTGCCATCGGCAGAGGCAAGCTCCAGCCAACGGGCGACATCCTCATCGCACTGCTGCGTCAGCCTGTCCCGGACGGCCTTGGAGGTCTTAGCGCCGCGCAGAGCGTCGGCGTGGACGACCTCCCAGACGGTCCGGAGCGCCTCCTCCATCTCCTTCTTGTTCCAGGACGCACCAGTCAGGTGATACGCCTCGGACTCGAACTTCTTGACGGCCTCGGTAGCGCGACCCAGGACCATCTTGGCGGCCTCGATCTTGGCAGCCACATCACCCGTGTGGGCGAAGCTGACGCCGGTCCCGAGGTCAGCGAGGCTCATGGCCTCGGTGTTGGCGCAGACGACGCGGACGCCCGTGAAGTAGGCGCGGAGCCCGGAGGTGCCACCATGGCCGTTGCTGACCATGATGTAGGGCTTCGTCACGTCGCCGTTGATGTCGATGTCCTTGTCAAGGGCCATCAGGGCGTACACGGTCTTGCCGCTACGCAGCGAGCCACAGGTCTCGACCCGGGCAGCGCCCTCAGCCGTCAGGGCGACGGCGTCAGCGAAATCAGCGAGGTCGCTGTTCTCCAGCGGCTTGTACCGCTCGGCAACCATGCCGAGAAGCTCGCCAGTGTCCTCGCGGAGGTGGGCGTACTGGCCCGGAACCGTGAGTTTCTCGCCGTTAGGACCCGTGTAGAACACGGGCTGCTTGTCGGTGCGCCAGTCCAGGCCGACGAACTCGAAGGCCTCGGAGGCGGACTCCACTTCCTGGGGCAGCCCGATGCCGAGGCCGTGCCACGCACGCTGCCCGTTGTAACGAACTTCCGCGAACTTGTCGGTGGTGTTGATCATGTGAGCCATGGTAGTTTCTCCTTTGTGTAAGGGTGGTAGCTGATGCTTCCTAGTCTAGTACGGGTATCGCTCGGTGTCAAGCAGTATCTTCGAGAGATCTTGGTCGCCGCCGTGTGGCAGCCGCCGTCGAGCGATGTCCAGATCTTAGCACAGATCCTGAGATCTCAAGTAGCTTTTCTGGTTTCTTCTTGGGCATGGACCTAACCCG